GCAGGGCGCTGCGTATGCATTGACCTTGAGGGGCGGGTTGACCTGCGGGGACCTGATTGTGAGGGCAGATACCGGCGGCCGGACAAGCAACCTCATCCTGACCGGCCCTCTGACGGTTACCGGCAACGTCACGCTCGGAGCGGCCAATTATAGCGACAGGTATGGCACATTGACGTTGCCTGCGGGCTACACGCATAGCGTCACGGGCACGCTCGCGCGCGGCGGCACAGGCACGGCCAACAGCCTGACCCTGGGGGGCCACATCAACGTCGGCGGCGATTGGACGCTGGCGGGCATCGTGACGGACTTCGGCACTGCGGCCTTGTTTGCTACGGCCAACAACAAGACCATCGACGGGACGTGGGCGACGAGCATCGCGGCGGGCGGTTGCGACATCTTCGCCAACGGCAACACGCTGACAGTTGACGACATCGGCACGGCGAACGTGCGGTGCTGGGGCGGGTGTACCCTGACCGGGACGACGAACGTGCAGTCGCTTCCCGGACCCCCGGACGAATATTGATTATTAGAGGAGCGACACCATGCCAGACATGACGACGCTCGTAAACCTTGGGGCGGCCGGGGCGGTCATCATCACCATCGGCCTGTTTCTCGCCCATCTCCGCAAGGCGGCACACCAAGACAGTGAGGAGCGGGAGGCCGAAAGGCTGGCCTCCCGCCAGGAGCGCGAAGAAGAGCGCAACCTGTTGGTCGGTCTCATCAAGAACGACCTTGCCCACGTGAGCGAGACCCTTCACGGGGCCAAGGACGAATTGGGGGCAGTTGTCCACTCTCTCAACCAAGTGAGCGGGGGACTGAAAGACGTGGTGTCGGAACTCAAGAGGAGGGACTGACATGCTCAGAATCTTTAAGGCGCTCTACCAGAGCCGGAAGGCGTGGGTGGGGGGGATCACGGTGCTAGCGACGGCCATGTTCTCCATCTGGATCGCCCCGGCCCTTGGCCTCGACGCCGACCAGGCCGCGCAGATCGCCGTGGCCATCGTGGCGGCGGGGGTGGCCATCATCGCGGGGATCGCCGTAGAGGACCACGGGGTAAAAGCCGCGGGCAAAACGCCCAAGGCGCCCCTGCTGCTTTTGCTCGCGCTCGGCCTGGCTGTCGCGGTCGGCGGGTGCATGGCCCCCGCCGATGTCCGCGAGGCCCAAGCATGGGAGCGCGCCGCATGGACGGGCTACATGGCGAACAACGCCCGCATCCTGGCCCAGTGGGAACAGAACTACGACCTTGCCCGCCAGTCGGACATCAACTACACCACTGAGAAGGCAATCGCCATCTTGAAGAAGGCTACGACGCCCGAGGAGATCGAGGCCGGGGTCAGGGCGGTCATCGAAAACCGCGACAAGGCGCTCGCCGACACCGACCGGATCAAAAAGAGGATGAGGGAACTCGCCGCGGTCAACCAGTTGGAGGCCGCCAAGGCGCTCCGCATTCACGGCGGCGTCGATGAATGGATGGCCGCCGGCATGGACGAGAGCGCTATCCCCGGCATGATCAGTGAGATCGAGACCATCATCCAGTCCGCCAAGCCTGCCCCCTAAAGGAGAAGTCATGGCAATCACCGACGAAATCGACGGCGAGTTCGGCCACCTGCACGCCGCCGTCAAAGTCACGGAGGAGCAAATCGGCGTGGTCGAGGGCCAGTTGGCCGCGATGGACCCTGCCCAATGCGACACTCTGTTGACCAAGTTAGGCTACGCGGCAACCCAAAAACGGCAGGCCGCGGTCGCCATCGCCATCGCCAAACAGGTCGCGGGCCTGTTCGCGGCGGCTGTCTTGGAGTAGTCTGCGCCCATCAGGCCATTCGCGGCGGGTCGTGGGAACCGCCCCCCGGCTGGGGCGACTGCGCCGGATGCACGTCTGACGCGGACAACCGCGCCTGCCCCGGCTACCATCCCTTGCCTGTGCCGGACAGCCTACCATCCCTTGTGGTTGGGGTCGATTTCTGAAAACATGCAAAATCGCCCCATTTTTCCCATAATGGCGATGGTGCTGGAGAAAAATAAAAATTTTTTTTCACAAGATATTGTGGATGCCCGCATTCGACCCACCAGTTATTGCACACAAGCGGGCGAGTTCTGAGATTTTGTGCGGATTTCGTCCTTTTATAGAGAGGCAGTGTGCGGCATGACCGAACCCGTCAGATCGTTGACCCCGGCTCAAGAGGGCCTTATTGCCCGCCTGCAACACGCCAGGCATCTCATCCGCGAGAGCAGGGACTACGCCCGGCTGGCCTTGTCCGAATTGCACGATGACGACCTGGAAACCGCTGGACGGCTCCTGGATGCTGTAGAGGGCAGGATAGCGGCCAGGCTACATCCTCCGGCCATGCCGATACCGTTCCCCTTAGTTGGCGGCGCGGGGACTGGCGTCGCTGTGTCCCCCCGCGGCGACGCCGCCCCGCCCGCCGATGTACCAGGAGAACTCCATGCCTGACCCGCATGTTCAACTGCTGAATCTGGCGGTCAAGGCCGGGCGCCTCGCGGAGACGATGGCGAGCGACCGGCAGGCGGAAGCAAAGATGTTCCAAAGGGCAAGTGAACTAAACAAGGAGCGCGACCATGAACACCGAATCGGAACCCGTAGAGGTTGAGGCGTTAGTCAAGGGCCTGGAGAAGGTCTTGGACCTTGCGCATCGCCCGCCAGGCCCGTTGACGGCACATGAATACTTGCTGGCCCGCGATGCAGTGTGGGCCTTCACCGACGGGCGATTCGCAGGCGGCGGTTCCCTTGACGTACAGGCCCCGCGCCAGCCCCCGCGCTTTCACTTGGTGACCCGCCTGGTGGAACTGCGGAATCAGATCATCGCTCTCCGTCGAGATGCCCAGGATGCAGGGTATAAGGTCGTTCCCGCGAAAATAGCCCGCATTTGGGCGGACCTCTCTGAACTAATTGATGACCAGCGCGGCGAGGAAGCGGGACTTCAGGCGCTCGGCGGCGCACTCGATGCGACGTACCGGGCGATGGGTGCCGCCGAGGGGGGACCGAGCATGAAGAGCGCATGCGCCAGGTGCGTCTCGGCCACACCCCCGCCACCCGCGCCCAGCCGCAAACGCCCGCCCGACTTCCGAGAGCCGACCCGGTGTAACTGCCCCCCTGACCCCGCAGCCGCAGCCATGGCAGGAATCCGCCGGTGTCTTGACACCCTGGCAGAGTGCGACCGGCAGGAAGCGGAACTGGTGCGCGGAATGATACACGATGTTGCCGGCCTGTGCGGGTTGCCGACGAAGGGGGCCGAAAAATGAGTACTGGGAGTCAAGGGCGCTCGTCCGCGTGCAACCTGCGCAGTCCTGGACGGTTCTGGGTCTATCCTGGTCCGGTGCGGCCAGAGTTTATCCGGTGGCGTCGGGGCGGGCGGCGTCAGGTGCGACCTGTGCCGCGCCGCCCCGATTTCGTTCCTTCAGCCTGGCCGCTGTTCTTGCTCGCCGCCTGGGACATGATCGTCCTCACAGGGCTGATAATCTGTGCCATCCTGAGAAAGGAGACGCCATGACGCGCCCCTACGACCCCTACGAGCCGCTCCCGCGCTTCGAGCCTGGCAGTCCGCCGGATGAGGTCCCCACGCCCGAAGAACGCGATGAAGCGTTCGGTCGCCGCGTCGATGCGGCGTATGACCGGTACGTTGACCGTCTCATGGACCGTCAGGACAAAGAGGCGGGCGACCAGCGCCCCACAGGGTCAGTGTGACCGGGAATAACCCAGGCCGGTCGCCCGCCTCGAAGGAGGATAAGTGATGCCTGATGAGCCGTCCAAGCCGCTGGCACTTGATGCCATCGGAATCTTCCAGGGTCTCTCCTATGCGGACTACGATGCCCTGGCTGGGACATCGTCTCATCGACTGTGGACGCTCTACGGCGAAACTCCAAAACGCTTCAAATGGGAGACCGACCATCCTACTGAGGTGACCACTCAGGCCATGCGCGACGGCCAGGCGATTCACGCGGCCCTGTTGGAACCCGCCCGATTCGTTGATGCCTATACCGTCGGCGGTCCCATCAATCCACGGACCGGCCAGCCGTTCGGCGAGGAAACGAAGGCGTATAGCACATGGGCGGCGGCGCAAAACAAGCCCTGCCTGTCGCAATCAACCTACGATCTTTGCAAGGCCCTGAGCGTTGCGGTTCATGCCCATCCTTTTCTTGGACCCCTTCTGCGGACGATGCAAACAGAAGTCGTTATTCAATGGGTGCATGAGGAGTCGGGGTTGCTGCTGAAAGGCCGCTTGGACGCCTTGAATGTGCAGGCCGGAATCATTCTGGACTTGAAAAGTTGCGAGTCGGCGTCCGCGCAACGCTTCGGTCACGCGGCCTACAAAAACGGCTATCTTTTTCAAGCCGCCATGTATGTTGAGGGATTCAAGGCGGCGGCGGCGCGCCCCCCGAAACAGTATATCCTGGCGGCACTGGAAAAGACGTCGCCCTACGACATCCAGTGCTTTGCCGTCTCGGATTCCTGGCTCGACCTGGGCCGCGCGCAGGTGGCGGACGCCCTGCGACAACTGGTGTTGTGCCGGCGCTATGACGACTGGCCGGGCTATCCAGAGGGATTGCAAGACTTGATGCCGCCAGGGTGGGCGGGTCAAGAATGGACGCCCTATGCGGACGGCTTGGAAACGCTGTTGAAGAAACGGGCGATGGCCGCAGGGCGGACCGTCCCGACAGAATCTGTCCCTGACACTGACGATGGAATCCTGGGGATATAAGGAGACGCACCGTGACAAAAGAAGTCGTAAAATATGACCGGCCCCTGTCGGCCCCTGTTCAAAGCGTTGCGGGCGCACGCGCGCTCTTGTTGGCGAATGAGGCCCTGATTGGCGAACATCTAGCCAAGGTCGCGGGTCTGACGGTCGAACTCGTTGTCTCGACGGCCATATCGGCCATAGCGACCGCAGAGCCGAAAACACAAGCCCTGCTCCTACAATGCAGCGGCCAGTCGATTCTGAAGTCAGCCGCCGATGCCGCCCGATATGGATTGGTGCTCGGCGGCGCAATGGGCCAGTGCTACTTCGTCCCGTTCAAGGACAAGTGCACGCTCGTTGTTGGGTATCGCGGCTACGAGGCCCTTGCCTACCGCAGCGGCCAGGTCAGGGCCATTCAGTCCGGCATAGTCTATGAAGGTGATTCCTATCTCGTGAACATCGGCAAGTTGCCGCCTATCCTGCATCAGCCGGCCATCCCCGGCGACCACCGCGACGACAAAATCGTGGCGGCCTATGCGATTGCCTGGATCGGCGCCGACCTGGCCCTGGCGGAACACATGAACCGCCAAGACCTCGACCACATTCGCGCGAAGTCGAAAATGGCGAACTTCGGCGCTTATGTTACCGACTTGGCCGAGATGTTCCGCAAGGCCCCGATACGCAGGCTGTGTAAGCACGTCAATCTTTCTCCGTCTGACCATGCGATTCTCGATGAAATCGCCTCGACCGAGGATGCGCGAAACGGGGTCCGCAAAAACAACGCGGGGCCGGAAGAAGCCGATAAGCGGGCCGCCGAGGTGCTTAAAGCCGTACGGGGCGAGGCCCAACCGCCGATTGACGACAACTTCGTGGACCTGAGCGAGGCGGCGGAGCGTGAAGCCAGGGAGCGCGCCGCGCGCGGCGGGAATTAGCCGTCTGTGGCCCTGAGAAGGGGGCGGCCTGGGCGTTTGAGGCCGAGGCGATGCCCCTCTTGCGACCGGAACGCGAGAGGAATGAGGTCAAACTGTGAAGCGCGAGATGATCGTTGAGTGCGGTCGTTGTGGCGCGGAACTCGTCATCGACGCCGACGAGCCGGCCCCCCACATCCTGGACTGCCTGGCGTGCGGCGCGGTCTGCGAGTTTGACGAGGCCGGCGACGCCGTCAAGACGATTGTGGAGGGCGCGGCGCGGCCGAGAGGGATGGTGCCATGACCGTGTACGTGGATGACCTGCGGGCGTGTGCCCCGAATCGCAACTGGTCCTGGACCCGTGTATGTCACATGGTCTCGCCCGACATCGAGGAATTGCACCGGTTCGCCGCACGGCTCGGCCTGAAACGCGCTTGGTTCCAGGGCCAGGGTGCCGTGCCGCACTACGATCTGACGGCGGGCATCAGAGCGAGGGCCGTCCGCCTGGGGGCGGTGGAGGTGGCGCGCCGCGACTGGCGGGCCATCTTCGACCCCATCCGCGAGGCTTGGGTCAAGGAGCGCGCGGCGCGAAAAGAGAGCAACAATGACGAAAGCAAACCAGACGAAACTTGACCGCCTGAAGGCCACGCGCGACAAGACGCGCCGAAAGGCTGAGGATGCCTACCGCCTCTCTATCCTGCGGCCATCGCCGGAGAATGACCGGCTGTGGGAAAGATTGGTTCGCAAATGGGAGAAGGCGGTTCGCACCTACATCGCAGCCGGGGGCGAGGAGTAGCCAAAGGTACGGACCTGAGTGGAGAGCGCGGCGCGGCCGAGAGGGATGGGTCAAGGCGCGGCGACCCACGATGCGAACGGTCAAGGCGAGCGAGAAGGGGACATAAGAAAGGAGTGCTTACTATGTGCCAATTTGCATCTTTCAAGTTCCAGCCTTGCGGCAATGTGCCGGTGGTTGTAGCCGACCTTTTCTCCCACGGCGAGACCGAAAAGACCCTGAAACTTCCTCCCGACGCGGGAGCGGATGGCTGGCACGACGGTCACTATTTGCCCACGGGGGAGATCCTCTGTCGCGGCGTCGATGGCGATACCCTGACGCCAAGGCAGTGCGAATCCGCGATACGCGCCCGCTGGCCGACCTTTACCGCGTTCTGGTCTTGGGCAATGCGGCAGCCTGGCTGCAAGACCCTGACGGGGCTCTATCTCTGCCACACCAAGGTGGCGGACCTCTCACCACTGGCGGGCTGCAAGACCCTGACGTGGCTCGACCTCTGCCGCACCGAAGTGACGGACCTGTCGCCGCTGGCTGGCTGCAAAGCCCTGGCGAGCCTCGACCTCTCCTACACCGAGGTGGCGGACCTGTCGCCGCTATCAGGCTGCAAAGCCCTGACGTGGCTCGTCCTCTTCGGCACGAAGGTGACGGAGAGCCAGGTGGCCGCGCTGCGGCTGGCGCTTCCGAAGTGCAAGGTATCGACCTGAACGAATGTTGATGGGATACCCGTCCGACTGGTGCGAGGTGCTAACCGGGAAGCCCTACAAGGCTTACGGCAACAGCATCATCCCGCAGGTCGCGGCGGTCGTGATGCGGGCCATCATGGCGAGGGAGAAAGAGGCGAAGCGTGAGTAACAAGGCGAAGGGTTCTCGGCGAGAGCGGCAGGCCAGAGACTTGCTGCTTGCAACGGGCCACCTGGTTACCAAGGCGGGCGGGTCGCTGGGGGCTTTCGATCTCATCGCTGTGCCGATGGGTGGCGACAAGATGTATCTCCGCCTGGTTCAGGTCAAGAGCAATGCGTGGCCCCGCCCGGCGGAGCGCACGGAATTAGAACGGTTGGCAAGGCTCTTGACAAAAACGGTCTGTCCGTCAGTGGAAATATGGAGATACGATTACCGAAGGGGTTTGCGCGTTCGTCGCTGGCGCGACGGGCACTGGGAGGACGAGGAGCCATGAACCCTGAGCAATCGCGGTTGCTGATTAGGTGGGTGGGGGTCGGTGCGTTGGCCATGGCGCTCATCGCTGGGATGAACTTCGTTTCGTTCCTCTGCGATTGGTGGCGAGCGTTGTTTGGACAGTGAAAGGAGGCCAAGCGATGAGCAAACCGGAGAAGTGCCCGAAGCAAAAAGAACGATGTCTTATGTGCGACCGTCCAACGGGACATGGAGGCGGCGAGGATGATTCTCTTTATCTGTCAGATGGCCCAGGCCCGCTTTGTGATGACTGTTGGGAGAGGTACGAACGTGGCGGGTGGAAACAGACGAGCCAACTTGAACGCCAACTGGCCCAGCGCACGGCAGAGCGCGACGCCGAGAAGGCCAGGCGCGAGAAGGTCGAGGCAGAGGTCGAGCGATTGCGGATTTTGGAGGCGGCGGTTCGTGCCTACCGCGCCGTGTGCATCGATGTGGGCATTGGTTCGGCAGAGATGCGCAACCTGCAATTGGCGGGCCAGGCGGTGGACGCCGCGCTGGACGCCATCGAAGCCGCAAGGGAGAAGCCATGACTTGGTATCGCCGTCAACCCGTGTCCGCCGGTCTTCAGGCGATTCGCCGGGCGGACGATGAGACTTTTATCCGCGCCGCCCGTGAGCGCAACGAAAATGCGATTCGCAACAGCGCAACGGGCCGCTGGCTACAGGAGGCCCTGCGGAGACTCGCCGGCAAGCGCCGCGAGACGAAGGGAGCGACGCCATGACCGAGGCGGTTGACGTTTTCGGCGACGGGCGGGCGGTGCTCTACCAGGGCGACTGCCTGGCGGTCCAGCCGACGCTGCCGGCGGGGAGCGTCCAGTGCGTCGTGACCAGCCCGCCGTACTGGGGCCTGAGAGTCTATGGGACTGCGCCGCAAACGTGGGGCGGGCGGCCGGATTGCGAGCACCAGTGGACCAGGGCCTATGGCGGCATGGGACCCGGAAACAAAACCATCCGCGAGCATTCCCTTCAGGACCGTCAATCGCTGAAACGGTCCGAAACTTATAGTAATACCTGTACCAAGTGCGGCGCGTGGCGGGGCGAACTCGGTAATGAACCGACGCCCGCCCTGTACGTCGAGCATATCGTCCAGGTCTTCCGCGAGGTCCGGCGGGTCCTGCGCGACGATGGCACGCTGTGGCTGAACCTGGGGGACTCTTATGCCGGGTCTGGCAAAGGACAGACGAAACATGGGACGCTTGCAGGCTACAAACAGGCCACAAACGCCGGAAGCCTGACAGGGGCGATGGCCTACGTCGGTAATGGCCTTAAGCCCAAAGACCTTGTGGGCATCCCCTGGCGCGTGGCCTTCGCGCTCCAGGCGGACGGGTGGTATCTGCGGCAGGACATCATCTGGGCCAAGCCCAACCCCATGCCGGAGAGCGTGACCGACCGATGCACGAAAGCCCATGAGTATGTGTTCCTCCTGACGAAGAAGCGGCGCTACTTCTACGACGCGGAGGCGGTGAAGGAACGGGTGGCTGCAAGTACGGTTAAACGGGTGGCGCTGGCAGAGTCGCGGAAAGGCGAGGCTGAGGCCGACAAACAAAGCACCGGTGGCCGAGCCTACAAGCGATGCGCCAGCGCCGCCGTTTCTGTTGACCGCTACGAGCATGGATCTGACCATCTCGTTTGTGCCCCGAACGGCGATGGCCGCAACCGCCGCTCGGTCTGGACCATCCCGACCGAAGCCTTCCCCGGCAGCCACTTTGCGGTATTCCCTACCGCCCTGGTCGAGCCGTGCATCCTGGCGGGCACGAGCGCCAAGGGCTGCTGCCCGAAGTGCGGGAAGCCGTGGGAGCGGGTGGTTGGAAAGACGGGCGAGCGGGATGCCAGCGCCAAGGGCAGCCGGTTTGACGCGGGCAAGACAGCGGCGCGGGATGGCGGGGATAGAACGCAGGCAGGCGAACGGTTTGTGTCCCGCACTCTTGGCTGGCGTCCGGCCTGCGGCTGTGAATCCGCAATCCGCAATCCGCAATCCGCAATCCCGTGCGTGGTCCTGGACCCCTTCGCCGGCAGCGGCACCGTCGGGGCCGTGGCCCTGCCCCTGGGCCGGCACTTCATCGGCATCGAGTTGAACCCGGAGTACGTCCAGATGGCCGCCGACCGCATCAAGCGCGCCGCCGCCCCCGCGACGGCGGTGCTGCCGAAGGTGGCCGACGCGCCGCTGTTTGGCGGAGAAGCGCGGCCATGACCGTCCCCGACGACCTGTGGACGCTGACGGTCGAGGAGGTCGCCGAGGCCCTCGGCAAGTCTCGTGAGGTTCTGAGAGAAAGGAACTACGATGGCACGGTTCATCCGGTTTGAGCCAGGAAACCCGATTGACGGCAAGCCTGCGTACAGGGTCGTGAACAAACGCCACGGCGACCTGCTCGCCGCGATTTACTGGTATCCGCCTTGGCGGACTTATATCTTTCATTCAAGCGACGAGGCCGTGTGGTCGCAAGACTGCCTGGCCGACGTGCAGGCGTTCATGGCCACGCTGGACAAGGCGGTCGATTTGCCCCTGTTCGCCGGAGAAACGAGGCCATGAACGGCATCATCCGCGTCTTTCCGCGCCGGACCGCCGCGACGCCCGATGACGACTGGGCGTTTGTCGGCCCACCTCCCCTTCCGGGGATGAGGCCGCCGGCGCAGGACGTCCGGGCCATTCACGTCTCAACCGCGTTCACCTGGGACAAGCCGGCGGCGTTCCGGCTCCTGGTCGATTGGACCCATACCTATGGGCATGTCCCCGGGAACATGGGCGGGCCCGCGTTTGATGAACCCGGGGGCGAGTTCACCCCCGGCCTGTATCTGCGAAAAGGCTACGTGATCACGAGCCGCGGCTGCGTCCGGCGCTGTCCCTGGTGTCTGGCGGCGCAGCGGGAAGGCGGAATCCGCGAATTGTCCATCCGCGCCGGCCATGACGTCTTGGATAACAACCTCCTGGCCTGCTCGCGCGGGCACATCCGGGCCGTGCTCGATATGCTTGCGGATCAACCCGAGCCGGCCCGGTTTACCGGCGGCCTGGATGCCCGTCTGCTCCTGACGATGCCCGATGTGGCGACCAGGATCGCCCGCGGCCGGCTCGATGTGGCCTACCTCGCCTACGATTCGCCCGCGGCGTGGGCTCCAGTTGAGCGGGCGATCAAGATGCTCCTGGATGCGGGCGGCTGGCGCGACGGCCAGGGACGCCGCAAGATCGGCGTCTACGTCCTGGCCGGATTTGATCCCCTGGATACCGAGAGCGCCATCGTCGAGCGGGCGGGCCAGGTTGTCGCGGCCGGGGCCACGCCGTTCCTGATGGTCTACCGCCCGCCGACGTCGCAGAAGGATGCCAGGCTCGAAGGCCTGAAACGTTCGCTCCGCCGCTGGATGCGCCCTACCTCGATCTTCGCCGCCCACGAGGTTCTATGACGACCGCCCCCGACGATCTGCGGACGCTGACGGTCGAGGAGGTCGCCGAGGTCCTCGGCATGGACGCGAAGGGAAAGCCGCATGACTGACCTGCAGAGGCGGCTGGACGTGCTCGGCGACGGGCGGGCGGCGCTGGCGAAGGTGGCTGACGCGCCGCTGTTTGAGGCCGCGCCGGGCACGCTGGCTCCGGGCGGCGGGGGCTGAGGCGGATTTTGCTTGACAGCCCTACCGTCCTTATGGTAGGGTGACACTTGGAAGGCACAAGGCACAGTAGCATGAAACGCGACTCAAAAGGAACCGGTGTAGTTCGTCAGGGACAGGGCGCTACTGTGCCTTGCCTTCCACCCTGGCGGACTACATCGGTTTCTTTTGGAGTCCCCAATGTCAAGGCGACCTGTGACCTCTAATCGCGACACCGACAACCCGTGGTTTCCTTTTTTTGTGCAAGATTACATGGCCGACGAGGCGGTAAAAAGCGTCTCCTTGGCGGCACAAGGTCTGTGGGTGAGAATGCTCTGTTTGATGCACCGTTCTCCCCGTCGCGGTATCCTATTGAAACCGAGCGGCGAACAGCCTGATAGCAAATGGCTGGCAAGTCAGATAGGTGCTTCTGAACCGGAAGTTGCGGAACTTCTAAAAGAATTGGAATCAGAAAAGGTGTTTTCACGCAACGAAAACGGCTCTATTTACAACAGGCGCATGCGAAAAGAAGCGTTGGTATCGGAACGCAAGGCTAAAGCGGGCCGGCTCGGCGGGCTGGCAAAAGCCAAGCAGAAAAACACGCCTCTTTTTGATGAGTTTTCAGATAGCAAATCGCTAGCAGCCTCTGGATCTGGATCTGGTTATGGATGTGGTTGTAGTAGTAAAGAGGATGTTGTTAAAGAAGAAGAAGAAGAAGAAAAAAAAGAAGAAACGGGACCCCAAAGCAAGACGAAAGCAAAAGGAAAGCAAAATGAAACTGAAAAAGAGATTATCATACTCTATCAGCAGCGCGTGAAATCAACCGTCCAGGGCGACACCAGCGGACCCCAGGCCCGCAAGAACGTGGCCCGACTCATCCGCGAAGGCCAGACACCCGCCGACCTGCGCCAAGCCGTCCTCAACTATGCCGACTTCTGTACCATCCTCGGCAAAGAACCTCAGTTTCGCAAGAACGCCGGGAACTTCTTCGGGCGCGAGGCGGTGTACGAGGGTTTCCTGCCGCAAGCCTACAAGAAGCCGCAACAACCGGGCGGAGGCGAAAAGCCCTGGCGCAATTTTGACATCGATGGGCCGCGCCCGATCCCCCCGCCGGCCTACTTGGACGAGGTGACGGGCGGGCCGTTGCCGGACTGGTTAAAGGAGTTAAGGGCCGGAACGAAAAAAGAGGAAGCCAAATCTTGAACCGAATGAACCGACTCGAACAGGCCCTGGTACGCGGTCGCCCTGCCTACGACGGCATCCACGAGCAACAGGTCTTGGGGATGATGCTGATGGACCGTTCCTGGTTGGAGCGCGGGCTTGCCGAACTGGATGCGACCGACTTCATGGAACCGCGCTACGGAGCCATCTTGAACCTGCTGCGCGACCTTGTGCGGAAAGTGCCGTTTGAAGACTGGCCTGTGGAGCAGGCCGTTCTTGACGCCCTGGCCACCAAGCCGATTGAGGGCGTTAACTTGGACTACCTGCGGCAGACCTGCGATACCTTCGCGGCTACGAGCGCGATGCGGTACTACATGACGCGGCTGAAAGACCTTGCGCGCCTGCGCAACCTCGAATCGTTGGGATGCAGGCTGGTGATTGCCGCGCGGGAACCGAATGCCGACCCTGTTCTAGTGGCCGCCGAATGCACGACCGCGCTGTCGAACGCCATTCGGACCATCGCCCGCGACGACGGGACGACGTTGGCCTGCGCGGAAAACTTGCTTGTGAAACGCGAAACAAAAGGCTTTTGTCTTGGCGTCGAGTGCCTGGACAAGTTGATTGGCCAGATCGAGTACGGAAACTTCTGCATCATCGCCGGAAGACCGGGGACTGGCAAGACGGCGTTTGCCACCCAAACGGCCCTCAAGTTGGCCATTACTTATTCCATTCCCGTGGCCTACCTGAGCCTGGAAATGTCGAAAGAGAGGCTGTTGAATCGCATGGCCGCGCAGTGGGCCAGCGTGCCGCTCGCCAATGTTCGGCATCGCCACTACGGCGTGGACGGACAGGGTTCTCAAAAAGACCGCGTAGAGCGTTTCGTTGCGGCCCTGCGGGCGGCGCCTCTTCGCATCTTTTATCTGCCGGGTGCTGGCGTTGCGCAGATTAGCAGCATCGTTCGGGCCTTGGCGGCGTCCGGGGCGTGTCGAATAGCCTTCGTGGACTATATTCAGAAGTGCCCGACGCCGGGGAATGCCGAGAGCCGGCATGTCGGCGTTGCGGCAAATGTCCGCGACCTCTGCGCCCTGGCGGGGCAGACCTGCATTGCCATCATCGCGTGCAGCCAGATGCGACGTGAAACCGACCGCACCAAGACCATCGAGTTGGATTTGCTGTCCGAGACGCAGGCGCTTGAGCAAGAGGCCGACATCGTTCTGATGCTTACGAAGGAGCGCGAGGCCGAGGAAGCCACCTTCACAATTGCCAAAAACCGTGATGGCGAAACAGGCCAGCGCACCCTGGGCTGGCAAGGATCGTATGTCAGATTCGTCGAGAAGTTCGAGGCGGTTGGCGGTTCTTCACCTTCCGGGCTGATTCGGGATGGCGCGGAGTGCGACTTCGAGCAGGTGGACGATGGGCCAAACTTGGAGGGCGTTGCATGAATGCGAAGGGTCACGAATATGTCGAGGCGATAATGGCCTTGCCAGAGAAGGCGATCTTGCGGGCACTTGTCGAGCAGAGCGTTATCTTGGCCGGGCGGCGACTCGCGGAGGGGGGCTTGGAGTATTCAGAAGCCGAAGTAACCGCCGCGTCGCTTCTCTTGTTGCGTGTGAAGGTGATGGCGGATGCGAAGGCCTCCGCGGCGCGGGAGCGGCAGCGGCGGCATGGCTTGCAGTCGGTGCGCGACGTGGGGATTATGCAGGAGTCCGCGGCGGAAAGTGGCCCCTCGGCGTTCTGAGGCCCGCTCGATTTAACGCATGGGCAATCGCCCAGTTCGTGACCCGCCAGCCGCGCCGCCGCAGCGCCTTGCCGATCTGCGGCACGCGCCATGTGGGATTCGCCTGAACGACCGCCGCCAGGGCCTCGCGCCGGGCGGGGGTCCAGAATATTCTCGCCGACATTCAGTTCTTCCTCCAGGTCCTCAGTTCTCCTGCATGCTTAGGCTCGGACCGTCTCGTGCGCGACGATGGTCAGGTCCGTGCCGGAGTCCACAGCGTAAACGCGCTGAAGCCCGCCCGCCCAGCGCATCGAGGTATCCCGCGCATGTCCACGGCCCCGGCGTGTGCTGCCCTTGCGGTGTGGCAGGGGCTTCGTATTGTCCCGTGCCACCGCATCGCGGACAATCCCGATGCGGGCGCTCCAGGCCGTCACTGCCTTTGATTCCACAATTGCAATCGAGTTTCATGGTCTGCTCCTTGCATCCGCCGGCAACCGCCGGTCAATCCGCACTTCGCGGCTTCCGAGTCCGCAACGCAGGCCCGGAAACCGCGCGGAAAGGGGACTTAGATCGCCAGCGTCTCGGCGAAGGCCAGGGCCTCGGCGCACAGCCGCCGGATGTCTGCTTCCGCCGCCGCGCGGTCAAACGCATCATCCGCCGCCTGCTCACGCTGCAGCCAGGCCGCGAAGCCCGGCTCATAGGTCGTGGCGCGGCCGTTTTTCAGAGCCCCGCGCCAGAATCGCGGGGCGTATGCCACGCGCGCGTACACATCGCGCCGGTAGTGGTTGGCGCCGCCGTTCAGGGCCACGTCGGCCCGATAGCCAGCACCCTCGATCTCGGCTGTCAAGCGCGACACCCAGGCATCCTCGGCGGCGCGCTGGTCGTAAGCGTCGCCGCCGCCCACGTACTCGCGCTCAAACTGGATGCGGTCGCGCACAACTTCGATGGTCACGTCCGACTTCTCGTAGCGCTTCATAGCCATTCCCCTTTTCTTTGCCGCCTGACGCCCGGCGGCCCGCGTATCCCTTCAGACTACACTTGACTGCCGCCCGTCTCCTCGCACCCGGCCTGCTCGCGGAGAATCGCGGCCCTAGTAGGGTCTGACGTTCTCTCCGCTGCCCGCCTCTTCTGCTCGCGCTTGACGGCCTCTTGCATGGCGTGGTCAGGACCCTCCGCATGGTAAGTCAGCCCACCATACACGGTTGCCGCCTTCCGCCGTACCTTTGCACCAGGGGGAATCGGCTCGACGCCCGATGAAGCGGTCACCAGCACGGTCAGCCAGTGGGCGGTCGTTCTCCGGCCGTAAGCGCTGGACACGACCACCCCTTCCACCCTGCGGTCGCCGTAATATGTGCCTGGGCGATTTCCCCATCGTGAGAAACTGCCGCCGTGAAAGACCGCCTCGGTCCACGCCACCTTGTCACCCGTTACGATGTTTACCATGTTTTTTCTATCGCTCACGCCGCCCGACGCCCGGCGGCCCGGCTACATTAGTAGGGCCGTGGAAAAGTCCACTGGCGCGTACCATCGGTATGCACCACAAGTGCAGACCACCGACCGAAAGTCACCGACCAGTCCCACCCGAGCACAGCCGCCACAGGCACGTACACTAATCCACGTTGAAACAATGCGGCTTCTGGAATCGGCCCCCATGCGCGCCGCATGACCTCGTCGGCTCCGATAGGATAACCGTCTTGGCCGCGCTGGTACAGTTTTGTGTTGCGAAGGACATATTCGGTAATCGTGGTCATTCCCCTTTTGCCGCGTTTCAGGCGGCGGCGGGCCGTACTGCCTAGGCCATCGGGCACCCGTAGGTGCCCTCAGGCGCGGGCAGATCAAGCGTTCCAGATCAGCAAATCGTTGACCCGCCGCACAAGCGGCTTACCATGCTTCGCACTAGTGAACACACCGATGATCTGCTCGAAGGTCGCAAGGCTACAGCCGTGATGCATGAGCGCGGCGTACAGGTGGCCGGCGGGAATCTCGCGGGCCTCTCTAATCGAGTCGGCGATTGCCATGATCGCCTTGACCGCGCGCCTTCCCGCCATCGGGTCCATCAGCGTTTCCACGGTATCCATTGCTTTCCCCTTTTTTCCCCCCTCCATAATCTTACCCCTCTTTTTCGGCGCGCTCGCCTCTTGTACGCCATATGGTGTACCTAACACAGCGCAAACAAACGGAAAACCCCGCAAAACCGCAGGAAAAAAATTCCGAAAATTGTCGATTTTCTATTAGTTGCGCAACCCTGAAAACCGCACGCAACCACAACGACTAGTGGGTCCTGGCGAGATGGCCCTTGACAGCCGCGGGTCCTGCCCGCTAAACTTCGACCAGAAGTCATGCGGCGGCGGCCAAACAAGGAGAAAATAATGGGACCTGGAAACACAAGACGGCATCCGGCCGGTGCGGCAAGGCGAGAAAATGCTGCCAAAGCCCTTGCCCTCGCAAGAGGGTATGAAGTCATCCAGTACGGATGGCCCGATTTGCTTCTCTGGCGGGAACGTGACAAAAAAGCCGTCTTCCTAGAGGTCAAAGCCAAACCGGCACCAGGACATTCTGAAAGACCCGGACAGACAACCCTCCGCCCAACCCAAAAAAGAATGCATACGATCTTGAAAAAACTCGGCCTCAACGTCCAGACAATCTGGATCCCTTGAAAATAATCTTGACACGGGGGAAAAAACGCAGTAACCTACGGGGATGGCGGGGGTAAGATGGTGGCCAGTAAGTCAACGTCAACAGTCGCTGGCGCACTTGTGCGGGACACCACCTACCTGGGCCCAGATGGTAAGTTCAAACCCGGAAACCCTGGCGGCGGCGGCACACTCATCAAATCGGTACAGTCCTGGCGCAAAGCCCTCTATGCTGCCGTCACACCTGAAGACATCCTGCAAATCACCCGGAAACTGGTCAAACTCGCACGCAAAGGTGTGCCCTGGGCGATGACAGAGGTGCTTGACCGCTGTCTGGGCAAGGCCAGCGTGTCCATCAATGTAGGTGCTGAGGGTGAAGGTGGGCGCGAGTATGATGAACGCGCCGCCGCCGATGCACGCAGAATTACGGCCATCCTGCTGATGTCGAGCCTTCCAGAAGGCGCACTAGGGCAAACACCGAAACTGCTGACCACACCAGAACCGCCGCTACTGCACGCGGACACGGCCACAGGGCACACACCCACAGTAGCAGGACAGACGGCGCCACAGGGCCGGGTAGGGAGCATAAGGGGAGAAGTTGACGGAAATCCCGCGCAATCTGAAAAAAAAATCGGCGCGGCCGCGGCTACGGGTGTGAATCTGGGCAGGGAGGAGCGTGAATCTGCGGTGTTGGCGCTTGAGTCGCACGCGCCGTCTGGTGAGGCTGGGCAGGGGCGGGCGAGCGCGGCCGAGGTGCTGGGCGTGGAGCAGGAGCAAGCGGCACAGGCTGCGTTGGTGGCGCCGGCAGTGAAGGCGAAGCGCAAGCAGTATCGCAAGCACGCCAAGCACTGCTGCTGCTGGCCGGGGTGCGTCAAGCCCGTAATGAAACGCGGGCAGGGCTGCAATTGGCACAGCCGGTCGGTGGCTGAGGCGGATAGGCTGCGGCGGGTGGCGAGGGCGGAAGCGGAGGCGGCTCAGGCGGTGCGTGTCCTCGGTCAAGTTCCTGGGTCCGTGGCCGTCCTGGGTCAACCTGGGCGGCCTGACGGGTGCTCATGCGGGCCTGTGGCGTGTCTGCCGCCTGCGGAAAGTGGCCCCCCGGGCGCGTCAACGTCGGTCCTGGCGAGTCCTGGCGCGCCTAGGGGCCTACCTGGGGCCGCTGGTGGCCGGCCTGCGGTCCCTGGTGGCCACCACCTCGCGGGCGCGGCCCAGGACAACGCGGCCAGGCCCCCCTCTTGTCCCCCAGGCCCCGGCGGGGGCGAAAACGCAGTACCTTGAGAGTATTATATTTTGACTTTGGCATTAAGGTTAGTGCATATAAGGAGGTAGGGGGTGAGCGAGACAGAGGCAGGGCCGATTATGCGTGAGGAGGTGTTTGCACAGAAGCGTCCGGGGGGCTTGGTGAAGGTGTGGCGGCTGACGCCGTATGAGGGGGCGTTGGGGCCGGTGCAGTATTTGGGGGCGGGGGTGTTGGTGATGGGTGGTGGGCAACAGATTCCGTTTCAGTTTACGATTGAGGCGGGGTCGGTGGCGGAGGCGTTTGCGGGGTACGATGCGGCGGCGGAGAAGGGTGGGAAGGAAGCAGAGGGGTGGGCGCGGGGGGAGATTGAGAAGGCGCGGCATCGGATTGTGGCGGCAGGGGCTGCGCCGCCGGGGAACCTGCGGGTGAATCGGGACAACTGAGATGACAGTGGCCTACACGCCAGCGTATTTAGAGAAAGAGGACCCTGCGTACTGGGCGGTGCTGAGGCAGATACGGCTTCAGGCGGGGGTGTTCGGGTTCAAGGACCATGAGTATCAGTTGGGGTGGATGCAGAGCACGGCGAGGCGGAAGTGCTGCATGAAGGGGGCGCAGGCGGGGTTCACGGAAACGGAAGTGATTTCGACGTTGCACGGGCTGATTTACGGGCGGTATCCAAGGGGTGTGATGTACCTGTTTCCGACGACGGACCATGTTCAGGAGTTTTCGAAGTCGCGGTTCAAGTCTCTCATCGAGCAGAACCAGGAAAGCATCGGTCAGTACGTGCGGACGCAAAAAGGGAGCACGGACACGGCGTCGTTGAAGCAGGTGGGGAATGCCTTCCTGTACCTGCGAGGGGCGCGGATGACGCAGACGATTGACCCGACGAGCGGAGAGAAGGACACGGCGGCATTGCGTTCGGCCCCTGTAGACAAGGTGGTGCTGGATGAATTGGATTTGATGGGAGCAAACGAGACGGGCATTGTGGAGAAGGCGGAATCGCGGATGGGGGCGTCGACGGTGAAGGAGATGGTGGCCCTGTCGACTCCGACGATACCGGATGACGGGATAGCGGCGATGTTCGAGGACAGCGACCAGCGGCATTGGTTCCGGCGGTGCGGGTATTGTGACAAGACGCCGCCGGCGGAGGCTCCGTGGGAATGGTTCGGGGACAAGAAAAACGGCTGGACGTGCGCGGAGGAATCCTTTCCTGGGTGCGTTCGAGAGAGTAAGGACAGGAGGGGGTATATCGCGTGCGTGACGTGCGGGAGGCCGGTGGGGATATGGCCGGGTCAGTGGGTAGTGAAGGTTCCAACGAACACGGCGTACATGGAGGGGTATCGGTGGAGTCAGTTGACGAGCACGTTCAACGACCCGCTGGACATTTTGCGGGCGTTTGAGAATCCGCCGGACGGCGACCCGACGAACATTTACCGGCTTCGGTTGGGCTTGCCGTATGTATCGGCGGAGGACAAGTTGGCGGCGTCAACGGTGCTGGCGTGTTGCGGGGGCGACCTGATGCAGACGGGTTCGAGGGGTCCGTGCGCGATGGGGGTGGACATGGGGAAGACGAAGCACGTCGTCATCGGTTGCCGCATTGACCGGGAACGGTACGAGATTCTGCGGGTGGCGCAGGTGGAGAATTTGGAGGAGATTCACGATCTGGCGCAGCGGTTCAACGTGCGGTCGGCGGTCATCGACATCCGGCCTTATGAGGACGAGGCGCGGGCGTTTCAGAAGGCGGAGCGGCCGATGCGGATTTACCTGTGCGAGTACCTGGACACAGGGGTTGCGGAGCCGGACTTCGAGACGGAGACGGGGGTGGTGAAGGTTCACAAGACGGAGATTTTCGACCGGACGCACCGTCTGATTGTGAACAAGCACATCATCCTGCCGCGTGAGTGCCCGGAGGTGAGCGAGTTCGCGCGTCAGGTATCGAGCGCGGCGAAGCGGCTGGAAGTGAACAAGCGTTCTGGAACAGGCATTTACAGGTATCGGCCGGTGGGGAGGAACGGGGACCATTACAGGAACGCGCTGGGTTACTTCGTGCTGGCTGCGGGGCGTGTGGCGATTCTGCGTCCGAGGGGGAGCGAGGCGCGGCCGAGCAAGGCCGTGAGTGAATATCCAATTATATAAAACCATGCCGCGCCGCGCCTGGCCGCGCCGAGCCTTGCCTAGCCTCGCCTGCCGTGCCCCGCCCCGCCCGGCCTTGCCCGACCGGGACTTGCCATGCCTGCCGCGCCGCGCCCTGCCGCACCCGGCCGCGCCCCGCCAGGCCGGGCCTCGCCGCGCCTGCCATGCCTTGCCGCGCCTGCCGTGCCTTGCCGCGCCGCGCCTGGCCCCGCCGAGCCGCGCCGGGCCTTGCCTGGCCACGCCCCGCCAGGTCGCGCCTTGCCTCGCCCCGCCATGCCCTGCCTGCCCTGCCTTGCCTGGCCCACCCGCGCCAGCCGCGCCGAGCCTTGTCCAGCCGCGCCGTGCCTTGCCCGGCCGCGCCCAGCCTTGCCTCACCTGCCCTGCCGCGCCGCGCCTGGCCCAGCCGAGTCAGGCCGAGCCTGGCCCGGCCATGCCATGCCTTGCCCGCGCAGCCACGCCAGGCCGCGTCAGACAGACTATCCGGTGAGTTTGTGCAGCGCGGCGAAGACGTTCCGCAATCGGCGCAGCCGCCGATATTTCCGCTCAAACTCCCGCAGTTCCTCAAGGGCTTGCTGATACCACTCCTCGCGCCACTTGCGGTTACGCAATACGGCGTCCACCGTGCGATACCCGCCGCCCGGGGTTCCCCTGTCGGAGACCAGGCTGACGTAAGCCCGCGTCGCCTCGTGCTTCGGGTCGGCGTCGATGACCTTGACAGCGACGGCGATGAGCTCGCGCGCCTGCCATAGACGATACTCGTGACCGGCCTTCGTGTCGTCCCACTCGAACCGGTCGTGCAGGGGATGGTCTGTTGGTTTGGCCGCCTCGACAACATCGGCAGGCCGAAGGATGCCGTGGTTCGCTTTGCAGATTTCCGCAAGAATGTCCGGCAGTTCTTCGGCAGGTGTCATTTGCCATCTCCTAACTTGAAGAAGCCCCACCCCATGCCGCAGGAGTTCGGACTGTCGGGCCGGCCTTCGCCGATGCCGACCTGTTGCCCGACGCGCGACAAGAGATTGGTCACGTCAGTCAGGGTGAACTGGTCGCTGTCGTACCGGACGCGCAACCTGGCTTCCCATCCTGCATCCCACATCGCCCTGGCCCGGATGTCCGCAACGCCGCTTTCGTTGCGGGTGGCGTGTTCGCAATACTTCGGCTTGCCCTTCGTGAAAAACACGAGAGGGGTTCCGTCGATGGCGTCGAATCCGTCGGCCTCGATGAACACGGACAACTTTGCCAGCGTCATCTTGAAGCCGACGAGGCGACAGGCGGAGATCGACGCCGCCCGGAACGCCGAGGCCGGGATGCCGAAATGACCGTCAGCGGTCTTGTGCTGCGCGTCAACATAGTTGGCGTGGAAGTCTTTGGGGTCGCGTTTCTTGCCTTTGTTGGCGACGGACCCCGCCTGCTGCTTGGCCTTCATCATCTCGCGGGCCTTCTGGCTGAACTGATTCTGGACGTAGGGGGCTGTACCGATGATGACGAACTCGGCCACCTGAAACTTCGGTGCTGGAATGGAAACGTGCTCGCCTGCTTCCGAACGGCTCTTCTGAGTAGTCATGTGCCTCTCCTTGTCTGTCTGTACGCCCTTGTGTGGTGCTGGTTTAACTACATGGTTCGGTACTTGTGATGTTGGGCCTCCTTTCTACCGCGCCTGCCACGCCGCGCCGTGCCTTGCCAGGCCGCGCCACGCCGAGCCTTGCCTAGCCCCGCCTGCCTTGCCGTGCCTTGCCACGCCCGGCCGCGCCCGGCCATGCCCTGCCTGCCATGCCATGCCTTGCCCTGCCATGCGTTGTAAAAAAAGGCCCCGCCGCCAGAGCCAATGCGTTGGGGGATGCCCCAAGATTTTCCAGCGGCGGAGCGTTTTTTGTGTCGTGGAATCGCATTGGCAACCGCTACCGTACAGCAACCCTCGGAGGGTGTCAAGCGAAATCTAGAAAAAAAACCAGAATTGTCTTGACTTGTTTGCCGCCGGTCGTACAGAATGCTGTCATGGGTTCGCTTACAAGCAAACAGCGTGAGCAGGAAGAAAAAATCAAGCGGGCTATCGTCGATGGCTACAAGCGCGGGGTCTGCACGGCGGACGGCGGGCACATTCCGAACGAGCATCGCGGCATGGCCGGCAAGGGTTCGCATTTCCGACCGGCGCGCGACGAACAGTACCGGCGGGAGTACGTGAGGGTCTTCGGGCACGACTGATGGACCGCGGGTTGGGCCAGCGGTAGGCCACGGGCCTCATAAACCCGGCACGCAGGTTCGAGTCCTGCACCCGCAACCAGTTGGTGAGGCATGACACAACGAGAAGCCGAATCGCGGCGGCCGGCAAAGAGGCAGTACCGCGAGAGGTATGTACGGTACTTGCGGACTCCGTACTGGAAGGCCAAGCGTCAGGCGGCAATCGCGTATTACGGTGGGACCTGTTCAAAGTGCGGTTCAAGGAACAAGATTGAAGTTCATCATCTTCGATACAACAATCTGGGCCATGAGCCGATGAAGGACTTGGTCCTAGTCTGTTCAGAATGCCATACGAGGTTACACGGTTACAAGATTGTTCGCAAGGTGCGATACATCAAGGGAGAACCTCTTGTTGCCGAATACGATAAACGGTTTGGCAAAGTTCGGCGGGTAAAAATCTCCGCCAAAGAGAAACGCGCTATTGCGAGAAAACAAAAACGGTTGCAACGACTAGAAGCGCGAGAGAGTAAAATAAAGTTACGGTGGAATGGCAGTTATCGCCCACCGGATTACCAGTAGGGGAAAAAGTAAAAACTCGGGTTCGCCTCCAGGTCGGCCAGCCGAGGGGCGACGCAAGAAGCAAACGAAGCGGCAATGCAGGTGCCTGCTCACCTGTATTGCCGCTTCTTTGCTGCCCGTAGGGTGAAACATGGACGACCGTGCGAAAGCCATCATCGCGTTGCGGGACAAGGAGTTGGCCAAGCAGAGCAACTTCCGCAACCTGTGGCAAGAGACGGCTGACTTAATTTTTCCAAGAGAGAACCAGATCACTTCCGAGCACACTCCCGGCGAGGACAAGACCCGGAAGGTGTACGATACCACGGCGATCCAGGACAGTCAGGACATGGCTTCGGGGCTGTCCGCCGCGTTGATTCCGACCGGCCAGAAGTTCTTCGGCCTGACGGTCGAGGATGAAGACTTGCTGGCCGACGACCGGGTCCGCCGGTATGTCATGCGCGCAACGGAGATAACGCACAAGAACCTGTTCGAATCCAACTTCATGCTTCAGTTCAACGAGACGTTGCGGAGCATGGTGGTGTTCGGCACGGGCAATCTTTACTCTGAGTGGGATGCCCGGATGGGGCGGCTGAACTACAAGGACTACGACATCTCGCTGTACCAGATCAAGCAGGACTCGCACGGAGCGGTCGATACGGTCATCCTGTCATTCGAGTTGACCGCGCGGCAGGCCATTCAGGAGTACGGGCAGGAGAAGGTCGGGGAGAAGATTCGCAAGGACGCGACGGCGCTGGAGACCGAGAGCAACTTGCACCCGTTCATTAAGGTGGTGCGCCCGCGCGACAGTCTCAATCCCCTTTTCAGGGACAACCGGAACATGCCGTGGGAATCGGTCACGGTCGATGTGAAGGGGTTGGCGATTGTCGAGGAGACCGGATACGAGGAGTTTCCCTTCGCCGTGGCCCGCTGGATGAAGTCCTCGAACGAGAAGTATGGCAGGGGCCAGGGAACGGAGTGTCTGGCCGATGTGAAGGTGATGCAGGTCATCACCAAGGACTTCATTGACTGCGGGAACCGTTGGAACAGCCCGCCGCTTGAGGTGCTGGACACTTACGAGGGGCCGGTCGATGTCACACCGAACGCCCTGAACCGCGTTCCCCAACACGAAACCATCGCGGTCCTCGACCAGCGGGCGCTCGGCAACTTCCCCATCACGAAGGAAATGCTGGAATACCAACAGGCCAAGATTCACAAGGCGTTTTTCAGGGACATCTTCGTGATGCTGACGGACCTGACGCAGCGCATGACGACTGTGGAGGTTCGCGCCCGGCTGCAAGAGGGGCTTCGGCGGCTGGCGTTGCCGGTGGCGCGTCTTCAGGCCGAATTGCTGACCCCGGTCATCATGCGGTCGGTGTTGCTGCTAATTCGGAACGGGCGCATCCCCTATCCGCCGGAGCAGTTGCAGGGCCGGGCGTTCGGGATTGAATACATCGGGCCGCTGGCGCTGGCGCTTCAGGCGGAACAGGCAAACGGGTTCGTCCAGTGGGCGTCGGTCGGGGCGCAGTTGATGCCGGTCGCGCCGGAGGTGATGGACAACATCAACCTGGACCGAGGATTCCGGCGTCTCGGCGAGAAGTTCGGCGTCCATAGCGACGATATAGCGACGATGGAGGAAGTTGAGGCGAAGCGGGCGGCACGGGCGCAGATGCAGGCGCAGCAGCAGAAACTGGCGGCTGCAGAAACGGCAGCCAAGACATACAAGGCGGGCAGCGCGGCCCCGGAACCGGGGTCCCCGGTCGAAGCGCTGATGGCGGGAAAGGCGTAATCATGCCCTACACAATGAGAAAAGTTGATGGGTATTATTCGGTTTCCTCACCGCATGGACTTCGCGCAAGACGCACGACCAAGGAGAAGGCACAGGCTCAAATACGATTGCTTCAAGGTATCGAACACGGCTGGAGACCGACGGGCAAAAAGGCGCATGCCCGCCGGGCCAAGGTTCTGCGAAAGAGGAAACGATGACACCGGAACAGGAAGCCCTGGTCGGGGCCTACAAGCGGTGCTTCACCACGGACGACGGCAAGGTGGTCCTGGCGGACCTTATGAAAAAGTCAACCTTCGGCAAAACGAATGTGACGCCCAGCATGGGCATCGACCCGAACCGGCTGATTTGGGATGAAGCGCAGCGGTCGATCATCCTCTACATCGTCGGCAAGGTGGAAGCGAAGATGGAAGCCGTCAAACCGACACACGCGGTCACAGACAAGGAGAC